CCAACTCCCCCAAGTTCGTCTTTACCACAGCCCCAGTCCTATGAAGACTTACTTGGTCAATCATCGAGTAGTTATGCGTCTGCATTGGGGATCAACGATCTAAACATTGGGTCGGCAAACGTAAGTTTCTTTAAAGTTGTTGCTCTTATGGTAGCCCGTGCAAGTGGGGACATATTCCAGATTTTAAGAGATTACAACCTAGATCGTGCTACTGGACCAGCTTTAAAGAATTTGGCCGCCGAATTCAATGTTCCGGTTGTTGGAGCTTCCGCTGCTACGAGTTTCGTAACAGTTACCGATCTTTCTTTTCAAAAAATATCTACTCTAATTTATGCAGGAGCGAATCCCCCAATCGCTGGCTCTACCACTATTTTTGTAAGTAATGCCTCTTCCTTTCCTGCCACAGGCGCAATTTATATCGGTCGAGGAAGTGTTAACGTAGAAGGTCCCATTTCTTATGGAGCGAACTCTACTGGATTTACTGGAGTTAGTTCTATAGCGTCCAATATTATTTCAGGAATCCCTTCTACGGCCAATTTACTAGTAGGATTTACTGTCTTTGGAGCCGGAATCCCAACTGGAACAACAATTTCTTCTATTGACTCTTCAAGTCAGATCCATATCAGCAATACGGCATCGACCAATGGTACTGCATTTACTTATAAGGCCCCACCAGTTCAAATTGGAAGTTTTTGGGAAATAACATTAGATAGTCCAACTACAAAATTTCATAATATCAGCGAGACAGTGATTCTTTCCCAAGGTGGCGTTAGAACCGTACCAGTAAACACTATAGTAATTAGTCCAGGAATTGGAACAACTCCAGATATTCAATATTCTGTAACCCAAAGTGGAATTATTTTAGATGGAGAAACGACTGTAACCAATATTCCAATCGTCGCCGTCTTACCGGGATCCGCAGCGAATGTTCCTGCAGGTGCAATCTCTGAATTTTCTGGGAATCCTACCGGTCTTCCAAATGCCTTTGTAACAAATCCGCTTGGTATTACTACAGGGCTAGATACTGAAACAGATGACGAATTAAGAATCAACATCAAGAATGCTTTAGCTTCTACCGGTCTAGGTACCGTTACCGCAATTGAATCCGCTCTTCAAGGAGTCCAAGACCCAACTGGATCAGACACAATTGTAAGTACGGACGTATTGAATTCGGCTACAAATACTACTGTCTATATTGATAATGGGGCTGGATTAGAAGCAACCCATACCGGTGTTGCCATTGAGACCATCGTAAACTCAGCTTTAGGTGGAGAGAAATTTTTTCAATTGGTTACTGGCGGAGAACAAACTTCTGTAACCAAGGCTTTCCTTCAAACTGTAGCGCTAGAACCTTTTGCTTTATCTGGCGGTGAGGTACTTACGGTTGTTGTTGGTAATATTACTTACGAACACACTTTTGCATCTACCGATTTCGCGAATCCTGGTAGTGCAACTGCATATGAAGTATGCGCAAGCATAAATGCAGATACACTACTTAATTTTGAGGCAGTAACTGCTGGTGGCGGAACATATGTAGTTATCAGACCAGAAGATGAAGTCACAAATAAGATTCAGGTCACAACTCCCGCAAGTTCTTCTGTAACAGATGCAAACTCTGTTTTGGAATTCCCTTCACAAATAGCAGAAACCTTAAGGCTTTACAAGAACGGTAAACTCCTAACAGAAGATGGGTCTACTGCATCAATTTTTACACAAGAACAAAGTCTTTGGTCTCCTACTCTAGCTTCTGGAGAAACTTTAAGTATTGGAGTTGATGGAACGAGCCCTATTACTTATACTTTAACGGATGCCGACTTTGTTGCTGAAGGAACCTATACGACCCTTTCCTATTCAAACAGCCTACAATCTTGGGTAAATGTTCTAAATAGCGTAGTTTCCGGCATCACCGCATCTATTGTGGGATCTACAATTGAAATTACCAGTAACTTAGGAGCAATTGATAGAGCTCAGATTAATATCGTTAATACTCTGTACACCCCAATTACAGGTCCTGGGGTGCTTACTAAAGTAAGTGGAAGTGGAGACGCATCAATTAGTTATTCTACTTTCTTACAATTATCTGATGGGCAATATGCCTTTACAGTATCCAGTACAAACGCTACTGCTGGAGCCACTTATACCAATAATGGCGCTACATTTACCGTAGGCGTTACTATTAGTGGCGGCACTCTGTTGGTAGTGAGTACTCCAGCATCAAATCCCACTTCTTTAATTGCAAAAGGCGTCATCAGCATTAGCGATCTTTTCTCTAAAGGGGTAGCATCGGATTATATATTAGATAGAAACACAGCCCAAATTGAATTAGTAACAGCATTAGTTGCGGGAGATTCTCTGTCTGCAGGAACTCCAGTTACCCAAGCCAATATCGAATCTTCAGCCATTTCTTCAGGCTCCTTAACGCTTTCGTCAGATGCCCACATATGGATTTCAATTGATACAAATGCAGTTCTTATACCGACTATTATTTCGGGATCTCTCTTGTCGGTAACACTTGTAGGCTCAAATACTGTTAGGTATACAAGTAATTCTTCTTCCGCATTCTCAAATGTATTACCGGGAGACTATGTAATTGTTTGGTCTCCTCAAGTACCGTCTGGGGATCAACTCGAAGGAAGAGTTCATGCAAACACTGGTAGCACTTTAGATATTAAAGTTACCGCAGCAGAATACGCTATAGCTTCTGCTTCTGCAAATAATTCTTATATTTCTGGCTTTGCTGTCGTAAGAACCAGCAATGTTCCGCAAAAATTTAGAGTTCAAGCAGGAACCAAAACACTGAATGCAATTGCTATTGAACTACAAACTCAAACCGATCAATTACAATTTAATATTATTGACAATACTAACATTACCATTACTTCGAATTCTGATGACTTAAATGGACAAATTACTGTAGTTACTTCTGATACTGCCGGATCTCTTTTAAACTTCAAGAGCGGACTTAATAGTGTAAGTCAAAGTGCATTAATTGCATATTATGAGACTCAGTCTGCCCAAGCAGAACTTCCTTTGTTTTTTCATTCAACAATCAGTTCTGATTCATATGCTGAACCGATTGACACCTATGTAACCAATTTCTCTTCAGCTATTTCGGTATCTTCTTTTGACCCTAATGAACTAATTCAATTCCTAAACCCATACGGAATAGTTCCAGGAACCATTCTTGATGATGAACAGCCTTCCGGTGAAACCGTTCAGATGTCAGAAACGGCTGGAAGTGCCATTACAATCCTACCAGAATACCCAGATGTTCGTAGATTAAGAGTGGCAGACAGATTTTATATAGCAAATCCTTTGGATTTTGGATATAACGATTCTGTAGTTGTAATTGTAGACAATAATACCCTTGGTGAGACCTATACTCTTCCTCTTTATAGAAATGCGTTAGTAAATAGCACATACGCAATAAACAATTACAGTTTTAATGCATACGACACCGCAACTGGACCAACTGCTAGCTTTTCTACCAATTTCACTGGGTTTGACTTTTCAAACTTTAAAGCGTTATTGCAAGCAAAATATGTATTGCAAGGATCAAACACCCAAACAGCTCTTCTTTATAGATCTACTGCTTGGGGAGCAAGCGGGGAGTATATAAATGTTTCTTATGTCTATCCAAGTTCGGCTAATCAGGCTATTAATTCTAGTATCTCAGTTACTTCAGCAAACAATGTAAGTGTACAAATTAGTTTGGCTTCTGGAAATCCAATTACAACAAATATTTCCTCGAATACGAAATGGAATGTTACTATAACTCCAAACACTCCTACAGCAGGAATCGATCAAGTAACATATAATTGGGCAGGCCAATATACCTTTACTGTTAGTTCTGCAAACGCAACTGCAGGTGCCACATATGTAAGTAGCAACGGCCAAAACTTTACTGTAACTACTACGATAGCTGGCGGCACAACTTTAGTTTCTACCGGATCTAATGGGGCGCCTCCCGCTTCTGGAACATTAACGAAAACTAGTGGTACAGGTGATACCACCATTACTTTCTCTTCATTTTCCTTTAGTGGAACCGGTACATCTCCAGCACTTACTTTGTCTGGTGGAGAATATGTAACGATATTGCCTTCTACTGGATTTAATGTAAATAATACTGGAACTTTCAGGATCTCAACTGCTGCAGGATTTGCGCCAACCTCAACTTCATTTACAGTGCAAAGACCTGACGGAGTTGCAGTTGCTCAAACCAATGTTACGACCAGTGTTTTGAATGGTATTTATTTTTACCAATCATCTCCAACTACTGCAGCCCAAATTAATACTTATGTGAACGCAAATTTGTCTAATTATTTTACGACTACAATCGTGAATGATGGCGGAACTTCTGGTTCAGGTATTATTGTGTTAAGTACCTATGAAGATAGTGGATTCACGATCCCATTTTATTTCTTGAAAGACGGGATTAACTGGATTGCCAATGATGGTCAGTATGTATTTGCTGTTGGTGCTGCGAATGCTACTGTAGGAGCAGTATATACAACTTTCAATAGTAATAATCAATTACAATATTTTACGGTCACATCTTCTATTAGTGCTGGAACATCCCTTACCACCACTGGATCAATCGGTACTCCGCCAGCATCTGGAGTGCTTACTAAAGTAAGTGGAAGTGGAGTAGGAGACACAACAATCGCTTACTCTTCTATTGGTGTAACTCCTCAGTTTACCTTTAAAAAACCGTTAACCTATCCAAGCGATACAGGATATTCTTTTAATGCCGGAGACACAGTGGTATTAGTCCCAACCACAATGGATCAAGTACAGAAATTCTGGTCTATTTTGGCAGTAACTGGCTTTACTACCGTAGGAAATGTTGAAGTTTCTGATAGAGGTACGCATCTCCAATTAGCAACCAATACAGTTGGATCTGTAGGATCAATTCAAATTGTGGGCGGAAGCGGTAATGAGTATGTTGTGCCAGTTCTTACTTCTGGAGAGTTGTTAGGCAATAACGAAATGATATTCTCTGCCAATAGTATCGCAAGTCAAGCTGTGGCGAGCGATCAATGGTTTAGAGCAGCGGCACAAAATTATCAAAATAAGAATACCGGTTTCTCGTCTAATACGAGCGTTACTGTTTTAAGCAATACCCCAATTTCTGGCGAATCAACCGTTATTTTGGAAAACCAAACAGCGGATCAACTTTACTTTGGTAGCCCAAGAAATTATGTAAGGGTAGAGGGTGACACTTTCAGAATTGAAAAGCAAGGATCCCTTGCTTGTTTGAGTTGGAATGGTGTTGGATCATCTCCTAATTTTAGTACAAATTTAAATTTTAATGATTCTGGAGGATGGACCCTAAATGTATCCGCTACTGGAACATATACCGTTGCATCTGGAAATACAAATTTTTCTGAGTTATCAATCGGCGATTTAGTTACTGTTACTGGCGCTGCCAATGCAGGCAATAATGGTACTTTCTTTGTAGAAGGTCTTACAGGAAATTCTTTTACTGTATCTAATCCAAATGCAGTGGCTGAGAGTGGTACTGCAATTGCTGCAGGAGCCTTTACTTCAACTTCTTCTGTTTCAGAAGGAGATAGCGTAATTCTTGCCTCTCCTTTCTCTCCTTTAAATCAAGGAACTTATAGAGTTATCAGAATGTTTAACAACAGTATCTGGTACGAAAATGATAATGCAATAGAAGAAGAAATTACTTGCGTAGTTAATCCAATTTCTACTGGTTATGACTCAACATCCGTATTCAATGTAGTCACCTCTTTAGGCACACAAGAATTGGTCTGGACAGGGACTGGAACACCTCCTAATTTACAAAACGTATTACCAGGAGATGTTGTTACTTTTGGAACTGGATTTAATATCGATAACCAAGGCAGTTTCATGGTTACAAATTCTGGACCTTCACAGGTACAAATTACTCAATTCACTATGCCAGCCGGTAGTACATTTTCTTCTTCTGGCGCTGCTGATTATTTTGAACTCTATAATGGTGGAAATTCTAACCAATACTATGTTTGGTTTAATGTTTCTGGTGGAAGTAATACTGATCCAGCACCTGTTGGGTTTACTGGCATCGAAGTAACCATTAACGCTTCCGATTCCTCTACTACTGTAGCAAACGAATTATACAATGCCCTTAACGGACATCTGACTGCAATAAACGTATCTGTTGCATCTAATGTTGTTACGGCTACCAATACTGTTTCTGCTGCTACTAACTCTCCTGTTGATGTATCGATGCCAGCAGCTTTCAGTTTTGTTGTTACTCAAACAGGGCAAGAATCGTTCTTAACCGTAATTAGTCCAGAAGCCGTTAATCAATCTAGCATGTCTGCGGTTACCTTCTCTGTAAGTAGACCGCAAATCCAATTTTTCCAATATGACGCAACTATTCCTGGCGATAAGTTAGTAATTAATGGATCGGTTTTAGGTACAGGAAATGCTGGAACCTATGAAATCCTTGAAGTTCTAAGTCCAACTACGGCAATTATTGCCGGTGTTGTTTCTACGCAATACAATACCAATCTATCCACAAATTCAGTTTCTTTGTCTGTGCAAGAAGGAAAAGTTTATACTGGATACAAACAAGTTGCGTATATTTCTCCTCAGCCTGGAACAACTAATTTTAACAATATTGTGCTTAATACTTCTGCACAATACGATAAAATTAATTTATCTGCAAATGTAGGGCTCACATCTTTAGGTAAATTAAACTTTCCAACAACTTTTAGAAGTGGTATCGATAGTTACAATTTCGATATAGGTCTTATTGGAGAAGCAAACAGGGTTATTTATGGAGATCCAAGAGACTCTATTACTTATCCTGGTGTAAATGCCGCAGGAACAGATATTTTCATTAGAGAACCGCTTTTAAAGAATATTCAGATTTCTCTTGCAATCAGGACAAATATCGGCGTGTCTTTTGCGCAAATTACTAGCCAAATTCAGTCTACTGTATATGCCCTCATTCAATCTAATCCGTTAGGTCAAAGTATCGATTTGTCTTCCATCGTTGAAGCAGTTAGAGCAATTCCTGGAGTTATATCTGTTGTGATCACAAATCCTGCCTACACAGTTGCTTCAGATGAGATTCAGTTAGTAACTGGCGAGAAAGCTTTCATTGCAAATCAAATTTCAGATATTTCGGTTTCTTTGATAGGCTCATAATATGGCAGTAACAACACAAGCACAAGAATACAAAAGACTGCGTTCTTACTTGAATCCTTTTATGAAGGGTCCAAAAGTCGATGCCGTATTAAATGCTTTGGCTACGAATTCTGCCTATTTAGTAAACAACGTTCAGGCAGTAAATGACAGTCTTTACGTAGCAACTGCCCAAGGCAACTATTTAGATCTAGTTTTATCCAACTACGGTATCGTGAGAGACCCAACTATTGGTCTTAGCGATGATATCTTTCGAACAATTGGAATTCAAGTCAAAAACAGAAAACAGGTACGCGATTTAATCAACAAAATCTTAGACGCCGTTTTTGGTGATCAATTCGTAAAAACAACTAGTAATTCTCAGAATTTTGAGCCGTATGCCCTTCAAGATGGCGATACCTTAATGATCAATTTTGATGGTACTGGAACTTATACGGTTACTTTTTCTACTAGTCAATTTACAAATATAGCAGCGGCAACCGCACAAGAAGTAGCTAATGCAATTTCAATTGGGCTAAGCAATTTAGGTGTTTCCGGTAGCGCAATTTTAAATAACGATGGTAATGGTAATTATGTTCAGTTGCTTAGTGATACAATTGGGGCTTCCTCTTCCATTACGGTTTATGGAGGTCGAGCACAAAACGTACTCCTTTTCCCAGCAACTGTTCCGACAGCAGGAAACTTTTCTACGCAATGGACCATTTCCCAACAGCCCGGTGGGAATTTAAGATTTACTTGGACTGGCGGCGCAGATCCTGGGGTTGGCGATGTAGAACCTGGACAGTATGTAAATATTTACGGTGGTGGATTTACATCTTCCAATAATGAAGGTACTTATACTATTGTATCTGCCGAAGGTGGCGCAATTAATTCTTCATATTTCGAGATTAACAATCCAACAGGAAGTCCTGGAATTATTGTTCAAGGAATAGATTCTGCTATTCAATTTTTCGTTCCAATCAGGGAAACTATTTTAAGTAAATCTTATTATGCTGCCGTATATCAGACTCAAGCCAATATCTTACAAATATTTGTTCCGGCTACAACACAGGTAATCCAAAGAACCAGGATTGGATCTGCCCACCTACACGGTATTTCTGAAATGCCACAGACTCAATTGATTTTTGAAGCTGCAAGTAATTTTAATACGATTGGGGCCGGAAGTTACTATTTAATTGGCGATTTGGGAAATTCTAACCAATACTATGTTTGGTTTAATGTTTCTGGTGGAAGTAATACTGATCCAGCGATACCTGGATTTACCGGAATTGAAGTTAGTGCAAATCCTGAAGATACCGCAAATACAGTAGCCCAAAGTGCCTATACCGCAATCGCTATAGCGGCTCCTACTTTAACCCTTTCTATATCAAATAATGCAATTATTTTGATATCAGAAACGGCTTCAACAGCATCCGATAATGGACCGTCCCAACCAACAACTTTAGGGCCATATATCTATGATACGAGCCAAGGCTTTACAATTGGTGGGGCCTCTACAACGCTAACTTCCGCAGTAAATGGCGAAACAGGACAGATCATTAATGTTGCGAATTCTACCGATTTTCCAAATACTACAGGGTATTTAATAATCAATTATGGATGTAGCGATCAAGAAGGACCAATTCCGTATATTGCCGCTCCTTCAAGTGGAACATTGTTGATTAGTCCAGCATATTTCATTCAACAGGCTCATGCTGAAGGCGCTTCTGTTTTATTGGTTGCGAGCAAAAGTCCAATTGTACTTCCTACAGATGGAAGTGCCTATCAGCCATATTTGACAGATACAGCAAGTGGTCGGGTATATGCACAGAACTTGATTGATACTATCGTTGCTGCCGGTGTAACCGTCATATACACGGTGCTGTATCCAAACTCAATTGGGTTGGGCGGCTGGGAAAGTCCCATACCTGGAGCGAATGAAATTTCGTATGTGTACGGACCTTAAGGAATTTTATGGCACAACAAAGTATAATTTTATCAGGAGCTTTGGTTAGATTGTATGTTAATAATCAAATTTATAAAGTCGCACAAAGCGTCACTTTAGAACTTGATACTGGAGAATACGCCATTTATGGTATCAACTCCCCTTATCCCCAAGAACTGGCTGGAGGAGGTCAAGTGGCCACCAGAGGCTCAGTGAGAGGATTAAGGGTAAAACAATCCGGTGGTGTTCAAGGGCAAAACTTGAGGCCTTTATTTTCCGATCTTGCGGCATCAAATTATGTTAGCCTTCGTTTAGAAGATCGTTCTACAGGGGAAACTATTTGGAGTATTCCAAAAGCCAAAATTACTAAGGTTAATGAATCTGGCCAAGTTAAGAGCACATATAAATTGAACTTTGATTTTATGGGTCAAGTACTTTTTTGGCCTCTTGACCTTTCATAAGACACGTTCTGAAGAACTCTTCGTGCTCTAATTCAGTCCTATTCATTTTGTATAAAAGATTGGACATAAAACAGTGTCCTTCCTTAAAAGCCTCTCTCGACAATTTTCGGTAAATGTT